AATCACGCTAACCGCTGACGCTGGTGCTTCCAATGTTGATGAATACAAAACTGTAATAGTTGGTAGACAAGCTCTTGCGAAAGCACACAGCCGGGCAGCCGGTTTCGGTGCGGACCCAAGCATCGTGTTCGGTCCTGTAACCGACAGCTTGCGTCGATTCAACACAGTTGGTTGGTATCACCTTGTAGGATACGGAAGATTCCGTGAGGAATGTATCCGAAGGATTGAAACATCATCCTCAATAGGAACTAACTGATAGTTTCTAATTAGGTAGTAGGGTGGGCTGACTGTACTGGGAGGTTAGCCTACCCTCTATCTTTCTTTATTTGATTAGATTATTATTGGACATTATGGAAGATGAACAAGTAGATGTAGTTATAGCTGCTGAGACGATACAAGCCAGCGTTGTAACTGATGAGGAGAACGCTGATGGCTAGTGGTCTTTATGGAATAACTTTTCTTAACGCTTTGAAGAACACTCTTGCGTTAGACCTGGACAGTGACACGATTAAAATTATGTTGGTTACGTCGTCATATACTCCTGATTTTGGGGCGCATGACTTTAAAGGTGACGTTTCTAATGAGGTTTCTGGGTCAGGGTATACTGCTGGTGGTAACACGCTAAGTAGTTTGGCTTTAACTCAGACAAGTGGCACGATTAAGTTCGATGCTGCTGACACATCATGGTCATCTGCAACAATTACAAACGCCAGGGGCGCTGTGATTTATGATGATTCTTTAACTGATGATCCGCTTATTGCATACATTGATTTTGGTTCTGATTTCTCGTCGAGTAACGGAACGTTTACGATTACGTTTGCTGCTGGCGGTATTTTTACGATTGACTTAACTCCATAAGAGGTGAATAATGGCAACTAGATTTCCGGGTGCGTTAGACCGTGACCCTGATGAACTTCCTGATAATATAGCGGATTCTGATAATCTTAATTCGCCTAACCATGCGACTGTTCATAATAATGTGAATGGTGCTGTGTTGCAGATTGAGGAGAAGTTGGGTACTGGTGATACTACGCCTGCTACTGGTGCTGTGTTGATTGGTACTGGTACTGGTACTTCTGCTTGGGATACGACACCTACGTTTGTTGGTGATGTTACGATTCCTGAAGGTGATTTGATTTTAGGTTCTACTGCGGTGAGTTCGAGTGCTGCTGAACTTAATTTGCTTGATGGTTCTACTGCTGGAACGGTGGTTGCGTCTAAGGCTGTTGTTGTTGATGCTAATAAGGATATTTCTAGTTTCCGTAATGTTACGCTGACTGGTGAGTTGGATGCAGCTACGCTTGATTTGTCTAGTTCTGCTGATATTGCTGGTGATTTGGTGTTGTCTGGTGGCGCTGATGGTGCGTTGCAGTTTACGAATGCTGGTGAGAACTCTATTAAGATTCCTGATAATCAGGCTTCTGCTTTGATTATTGAGGAAGCTGATAATGCGTATATTACGTTTGCGACTACTAATAGTTCTGAGGCTATTACGGTTGCTAAGACAACTAATTTTAGTGGCGACATTGATGTTGATGGGACAACAAACCTTGACGCTGTAGACATTGATGGAGCTGTGCAAATAGATAGCACTGTTACTGTTGGCGTTGACGACACTGGTTATGATGTTAAATTTTTTGGTGCTACAACAGGTAGTTATATGCTGTGGGATGAAGACCAAAATGATCTTATGCTTTACGGTGCTAGCCAATTAAATCTTGACAATTTAACAGCAAGCAGTGGGACAGAATGGGTTTCACTGCCTGAATCATACGGAATGTACACAGACAACACTGGACCTGGAAGTGCCAGCAGCAGAATGTGGATTAACGGTATTAATGGTGCTGCTTTATATATTGGTCCACGAAGCGGATCGCACACTTGGAATCTAATCAGACTTGCTGCTTCAAGCATTTCATTGCTTGGGACAGTTTCTAAAACTGCTGGCTCATTTGATATTGCACACCCATCAAAAGGTGGAGACTGGCGTTTGCGTCATTCATTTATTGAAGGACCAACAGCAGACAACATTTATAGAGGAACAATTACAATTAGTGGAGATTCTGCAACTATTGATTTAGACACTGTTTCAGGAATGACTGATGGAACATGGGTAGCGTTAAACACGAACCCTTGGTCTATGGTCAGCAGTTCAGGAAATGCTGTTACTTGGTCACTTTCAGGTAAAACTCTTACGATAAACGGACCAGACGGCGCTGTTTGTAATTGGATGGTTATTGGCGAACGTAAAGATCAAGGAATTGTTGATAGCCCCATGACAGATAGCAACGGTAAACTTGTTGTAGAATATGAAGATGCAGAAAGAGATGCTTGCCCAGAGGAGTAAACATGGAACTCAGCCCAGTAGAGATTATTAATGAAGTGCAAAAACAATTTCCAAAAGAATTAACAATTTGCATACAAGCAGTACAAATCAGAAAGCTAACAGAACAACAAGATGATACCGACGACGAGTAAACACGTTAACATCGAACTACTACACCCAGAGTTCAAACGCAGACTAGAAGCATTCTTTAGAGACAGCCGTATCCGCAACAAAGTCAAAGTCGTATCAGGGGTACGAACCTACGCACAACAAAAATACTTCTACGACGGATACAAAAGCGGCAAGCCAGGATTTAACCTAGCTGCCAACCCGGATCGCAAAACATCTTCAGGTTTCCAAGGGTCATATCACATGCAACAACCAGCGTTCGATAACTGGGGTTATGCCGTTGATTTTAGAATTACTGGTCGAGGTATCAGTACTTCTCAAGTGAACGCCATAGCTAAATCGTATGGCATGGTTGCGTATGTGCCTGGTGAGTGGTGGCATCATCAGCCTTGCAAAGTCGTAAACGGCAAAGTCAAATGGTTTGATGCACCAGCATTAAAAGGTACGAAAGCTACCAAAACAGTAAAGCAAGACGTTAAAGGTATTGCTGCTGCGTTTGCTGAAATAGAAGCCTTAGTTACTGCTCATCCTTTGAAGAAAGGATCTAAAGGAGCAGCGGTTAAAGTAGTGCAACAGTTGTTGGCTGCTAAGGGATTGTATCGGTACAAGATAGATTCGGATTATGGCAGACTTACTCGAAAGGCTGTTGTGGAGTTCCAGAAGCGTCGGCTACTATATGTTGACGGCGTAGTTGGACCAAATACTTGGAAGGCGTTATTACGATGAAAGAATATCTAGATTTACTTGAAAGATGCGGAGCAACATTCGTACAAGCAGCAGTAGCCACAATCAGTGGTAACAGCTTCCTTGACATGGGAGTAAGCAACTGGAAACTAGTAGCAGCTTCTGGATTTGCTGCTGTGCTATCGGTTCTTAAAGGTTGGGCTGCTACGAAAGTTGGCGATAAGTCATTTTCTTTGGTTGGTAAGAATACCGCATCTGAGGAGTCCCTGTACGGCGACGAGTAGTGAGGTCAGCAGGTGACAATAAACTACAGCTCATCTGCGGTTACCTACGCAAGTTCAAGCGTAAATTATTCGCAGGCAGATGCAACAGTAAACGCATCGACAATAGCGTGTTCTGCAACTGTTCCGGCTGTAACCGTAACAGCCTTTGCGAATGCTGCCGTTGCGGTAATTGCAGGTACGACGACTGTTCCTGCTCCGACTGTATCAGGGACAGCTAGTGTAACTTCTAGCGTCATTACTGGCGTTACTGCTACGCCGTCAACGACAATATCGGGTACTGCAAGTGTTGAACCTAGCGTTATTGCTGGTGTTACTACTACGCCTTCTGCGACTATATCAGGTACAGCTAGTATTGCCCCTAGTGTTGTCTCTACGGCTGCTACAACGCCTTCTGCGACGATTTCAGGCAACGCTGATGTAGAACCATCAGTAATAGGTGGAACGTCTACAACGCCGTCTGTGACCGTCAGTATGGACCAGAACATAGATGTGTCTACAATCAGTGCTACAACGTCTGTAGATCAATTATTATTTAACAAAAAGTATGTGCCTGTGTTTGAAAATACGGTTCCGACATTAGACGTTACCAGGTTCCCTACTATTAGTCCTGCTAGGAACTTGCGGAGATTCTATCCTCCGACGGCTAGAGGGGTTAATATATTTATATTAAACGATGGGTCGGTAACGACTCGACAACCGGCAGACATGAGTACAGTTTCTCGGACAATATATGGTGGGCATGAATCCCCTACCGATTTTACAGAAGATGAACTAAACTCGTTAAAGAACGCTGGCTACGGAATAGAGGTTGAGGGTTATGCCACGGTATGACTATAAATGCAACAGATGTGACAACGTTGAAGAAATAATACATGGCTTTGATGATGAGCATTCTTTTCATTGCGTTGATTGTGGGCAGGCAATGACTAAACTTATTTCTGGTGTGAACATTGCGCCTTCTGCTATGCCTTCTCGTAACTCTGTGATTGATTTAGACGCTACGAAGAAAGCTGAGAAAGCTAAGGATGCTGATATGTCTGCGTATAAGCGTTTGCGTAAGAGTGGTTTGCAACCTAAATCCATTAATGGTTCAGCGCATTTAGAGAAACATGCTGAGACTAAGAGCGAAATTCAGGCAGGTCGTTTGTATTCTAGTGATGCGAGTAGGAAAGAAAGCGAAAGACTTATGAATAGTATTGAGGCAGGATGACTGCTCAAACGTGGATAGATGAAACTAAGAACTTGTTGTTAACTGATTATGTTGAAGAACATGACCAGTTGTCAGCAGATTTAGGTACAAGTGATACGACTGTAGGGTTTACTTATGACAGTTCTAGCATTGTTGAAGGATCAATTATTGAAGTAGGCACTGAGCTAATGTATGTGTTTAGTGTTAACGCTTCAACAAATAACGCTACTGTTAAGCGTGGCTTTCGAGGCACAACCGCTGCTTCACACAGCACAGGTGATCTGGTTACTGTTAACCCTAAGTTCCCTACACAGCTTGTGTTAAATGCTATTAACGATGAGTTAGCTGATTTATCATCGCCTCAAAATGGTTTGTATCAGATGAAAACAGTTGAGTTTACATACAACATATCTCAAGATGGATACGATCTTACTGGCGTAACTGACGACGTTTTGACTGTGTACCAAGTGACGTACACTGATGATGGTTCTGAGAATACTGAGCCGGTGTTGCCTGCGTGGACTTTGCGACGAGATCGCAATACTGCTTCGTTCGCATCAGGGTATGCTTTGGTTCTGCATGATGACGCTAACTCCGGGCAGAAAGTCAGAGTCCAATACAAGACAGGGTTTACTGCGTTGGCAGCTACGTCAACAGCGTTAAGCACTGTTGGCTTACATTCATCAGCGTATGATTTGCCGTCAGTTGGAGCAGCGTTACGGTTAATGTCTACTCGACCTGTCCGGCGTGAGTTTATAGATGAGCAAGGATCTAGTCGTAGAGCAGATGAGGTTCCT